ACATGTATGTACAAGGCACAACCATACAGGAATTAACAGAGAACTTACAAGAAAATATTAAAAAGTTTAAAGAGGACAATCTCAAAGAAGAAGAGTTCCATGATGAAATCATTTTTGATTTATCGCAACTGGAAAGTGTATTAGAAAATACTAGTATTGTTGACGGCAGTAATAGAGGTTCTAGAAAAAATGCAGAACAAATTAACAGATTAATTAATGCAGAATCTCAAGGTATCAAAACCAAAGAAGATTTTGAAAAAGCATTAGAAGATAATCCAGACAGTTTAGATGGTGGTATTACATTAGAAAGCGGTGGTTTTGGAACACAACAACAAATTAATATGAAAGAAGGAACTAGTATGAATCAGTTCTTTACTACAGCACTTGTTATGTGCGATTCATTTTTAAATACCACTTCAAGAAAAAGTAACTTTAGAGATCCGGCTTTAGGCGAGGATGGATTAGACTTAGACAAAACATTTGTAAAATGGTACAGAATAGAAGCAGATATTGAATACTTAGATTTTGATACTAGAAGAAACAAATACGCAAAACGTGTAACATACAAACCTATAATTTATAATACAAGACAAAATGGTCAAAACACTTCTGCGGCTGAGACAAATCTATCAGAAGAACAAGTAACAAATATTGTTAAAAATGTAAACATTAAAAAAGCATATCATTATTTGTATACAGGATTAAATGACCAAATATTAAGTGCAGATATTCAATACAATGCAGGACAAGTTTTACTACAAGCACCGGCGGCAGGTACATTAGGAGATTTAAGTACTAACCCTAATTCACCTGGAGCAAATATAGACGCAGATAAGGACCAATCAGGCAAAGAAGACAAAGCCAAAATAGCCGCCGCACAAAGTAAGATACTAGAACAAATTGGTAAAGGCGGAGAGTTCGATAGAAAACTTAAAGATGATTTAAGAATGACTGATGAGGAATATAAAAAGTTTGCTACGGACAAATCAAATACTCATAGAAATGCTACTGCCAAAGCATTAGCAACTGCAGGCTATACTGCTGGCTATAGTAGAACTACACCAGGCGCAACACAAGATAACGGCGACTACAAACCTGAAGCAAGTGGTTATGTTTATAGTGTAGATTTAATAGACGATGATGGTGGTTCAGAATCAGTTATTGGAAACTTAAAAAACGCCCAAACTCGAAGAGCTCACACTCAGGCAATTTCTGCCGCGGCAAGAGGCAAGTCAGTAGAGCCTAGAACAAAATATATGTACGGACCAAGTATTGTGACAACAAGTGGAGATACTAGTGATGGTACAAATGCCGCAACACTATTTGGTTACATGTATCAAAATGTTAATGATGCAAGTATATTAGTAGAACTAGGATTAAAAGTAAGAGGCGATCCTTTTTACTTAGGTATACCAATAAGTTATGCAGAAGCACAGAAAGGCACAAAGAAAATGTCAGCCATTGAAGAATACGACCAACGCAAAGAGAATTCTCAATCTGGTATGGTATACAATAACGGTGATGATAATTTCTTTTTATTCACAATGCAAACACCCAGAGTTAGAGATCCAAATATAGATGATGAAGATGAGAACACAGGGTATTTAAGAAACACTGATACATCATATTTTATAAGTGGAGTATACAGAATAGTTTCCACTACATGTTCATTTAGCGGCGGTATGTATACTGTTACATTTGATAAAGCACCAAAGGATACTGCTATCCAAATGAGCAAGTTTAAATTAACAGACGTTAATTACGGAGATGAATAATGGGATATAGACCAGACGAATTCAAAGTAACTAGAAAGAATCAAACAGAAAAGATGAGGTCTGCCGCAGAGTTAGACCATGGTATATATGTAGGCGAAGTTATTGTAAGACCTAAAGATGATACAAACAGCGGACGTATACCTGTTTACATTCCAATGCTATCAAAAGACAGAGACGACCCCACAGGTTATTTTAATGCGTACTGGAGTTCACCTTTTGCAGGAAGTACTCCTAGTGAAAAGATAGGCAAGAATGTAAAAAGTTATGATGAGACTATGAAGTCCTATGGTATGTGGATGGTTCCACCTGATCCGGGTAACTTTGTATTAGTGATATTTGGCGATGGTAAGAAAAAGTTTCCAATTATTATAGGTTGCTTATTCCCAGACCAAATGCAACATATGGTTCCAGGTATTCCTTCAGGAACAACATACGGTAGTAGTTTACCTTTACCAGTTGCAGAAAAAAATAAAAGAGAAGATGATCCAAGTCATGGTAAAACGGCTTCAAGACCTTTACATCATATTTTAACAAAATCTATATTAGACCAAGGTTTAATAAACGACCCAATTAGAGGAACAACAACTGCTGGTGCTAGGAGAGAAAGTCCTTCACAAGTATTTGGAATATTGACACCAGGTCCGGAAGAGCCAGGTTTAAAGTCAGGTAAAAAAGACGGAACAAACAGACGTGGTGGACATCAGTTTGTTATGGACGATGCGTTGGAACAACGACACATACGTTTACGAACAGCATTAGGTAATCAAATATTAATGGATGATACAAATGGTATCATCTATGTTATTAACAGCAAAGGTACTGCATGGGTAGAACTAGCAGAAAACGGAAGTGTGCATGTATTCAGTGATGAAAACATAAACATGAGAGCAACAAAGAACATCAATATACGAGCAGATGAATTTTTAAATTTAGAAGCCGGTTTAGGTGTTAATATTAATGCTGGTGTTTATTCTGAAAAAACAGGTGACTTAAAAATTAGTGCAGGTAATGACATTACAACTAAAGCAGGACACGACTTCCATTTAGATGCAGAAAACTTAATAAGTCAACGTGCTTTAGGAGAATACACTATACAGTCAGCAGGAGACGGACATATATTAGTTGCCGGAAAGGCTGTTACTAGTGGTGCTGAAATAATGCAACACGCCAGTGGAGAAATAAATTCCCAAGCAGGTGGGAAGAATAATGTTTTAGGTTCGACTGTGCATCTTAATGATGGCGGTGGTGCTGAACAGGCTAAAGAATCTTTAGCCATTGAGCCATTCACAGAAATAACACATGAGGATCCAAGTGTAGAGAAGCCTGCGTTCGAGTACAATGAAGAAGATCCTGGCGAAGACAATCCCTTACCTACCGACGGTGAACGTGAAGGAGATAAAACAGAATTTATAAGTATCATCGAAGTTAACCCTACTAGAGAACCTTGGGTTGGTCATGCAACTGCAACAGCACTCACACAAGACTCTAATAAAATGGTGTCACAAGATGCTACAGTTAAAGATAATCCAACAAATGCAATTGAACAAACAGATACAAAACCAGCAACAGTACCTCAACCAGATGGGAGTATAGATGTTGGAACAGGATTTACTCCAGCACCACAACCTGGTGCAACACCTAACTATAAGAAGAGTGTATTAAAAGCAGTTCCAAGTGATGTACAAAGTATGGCTGGCAATATGGATAAAAACGGAATGGCAGATGCTGGTGCCAAATTATTGGCTACTTGTGGTACTAGTTTACCTACTCCAGTTAAGAACAGTAGCGGTAATACAGTTGTAGGACTTGGGCATGTATTAGATAGAAATGAATTAGATGCTGGTGCAACTATGTTTGGTGATGGTAAAATACTAGATCCACAAAGCAACTTTAAAACTCCTGGCATGGCTAGAGGGGCAAGTGAGTACGCAGATATAATCCAAAATACATTAGAAGCAGACTTGCCTAGTTACGGACTATCAAAGGTACTAGGAACTAAGGGCAGTTATTCAATTGACGGAACTAAAGGAACAATTATACATAATTTAAAATATGCTATGACTAACAATGTATCTCAGAAATTAGGTAGTGCTGGACTTAGTAACTCTGGTAAGTTTATGGTAGGTACATTAATGGGTATGAACATGAGTAAGAATGCCATGCTGGCAACTGTGTTATTTGGTAATAGTATTGGACATAATAATTTTATGGGCAGTGAAGTCAAAGATGCATTACTAACAGGACAAGATAATAGACTGGTGCCACAACTATTACAGAAGTGGGTTACTAATAGTACATTTAGACCAACACTAAAACAAAGACGAATTTATGAAGCATACTTATTTGGTATGCCTGATGCTTACGATTTAGAAACAGAAACTCCTACTGGAAATGGTATGGGTTGGGGCATTATGGCACAACGTATAAAACGTAGACAGTTAGAATTGTTGTCGTAGTATTATTTACTTTTTCTTAAAAGTTTCAAATTCTTTTTGTAAATCTGCAAACTTAATATAAGCCCTATACTTGCCTTCTTGCTCGTCGGCAACAGTACGTCTTAAAACTTCTATTTGGGATCTTAGTAAATTACATTCGTTGTTTTTTTCTACAAGCATTATTCTAAGTTCTTCTTCTACGGTATTGTTAAGTGATATATTCTGAGTCATTAAATATTTTCTCTTTAATTAATTCCACAACGTCCATAGACATCAGCAATTCATTATGACTAACTTCCATATCAATTGTTTCACAACTGGAAAAGCCTTTTGGAACGGCCCGTTGTGTCTCCAATGTTAGTAATCCATCATTTGGCGTTGCTCCTAAACCTGCTAACGCATTTGCTGACGATTTAGTTCCTGTGGATACAATATTAGTTATCGGAAAATCTATCTTTAGACTGGCAATTGCCTTCAAAAGAGGACTTCCGGGTTTGGTGGTTGCAAAAAGTTTGCTTTCTCTAAAAACCATATTAAGCCACTTAGCGGCTCTTGAGCCTGCCCATGGACTTGATAATGCTATAAGTGATTCCACATTGTCATACTCTTTTGTTATTAAAGATGCTATTAAGCAACCATAACTATGTGCAATAATGTGTATAGGTTCACCATTAAAATTTAAGTCTAATAGCATCTTAAATCTTTTTATAATATCATCAGGGTTTTCTTGAGTGCTGTAGTTGAAGCACATTGAGTCATGCTCTGGTAACCACAGCTCAAGAAAATTAAAACTCAAATGGCTTTGTCCACTGCCGTGAACGAAAACAATATTTTTGCTAGGCGGTAACGGCATCCTTAACTAGTCTCTCCATTTGTGCGAACTCAGGCGGTATTTTGTCCTTTTGTCCCACCATATTAACCATTTCAAAAAGAACAAACTTTTTGGTGTAATAGTCATATATTCCCATGGAATGTACCCTTTTGCCGTTTTTATGTAACATTTTTCTGAACCTAGGGCCGTAACCTACGGCTCCCTCGTATCCTTTGGATTGAATTTCCTTATTGACAGAATACGCAAGTTGTACGATACTTTCAAATCGCTCTAGTACGTTTTTCATATTATCCCTATGAATTGAGTAAAACAATACAAGATTCTCATCTTGCTCCTATATGTACTTATCCATAGCAAAATACAGCACTTCAAAAAGTGGTGTATTAAAACTAGTTTTAACGATTAGTGATAAATATCAGTATGGCAAACATATACAAAGGGTTTAGTACAGTAGGGAAGGTTAGGGCACCTTATACACTTATTGATGGTGAATTGATTAAACAAGATTTAATGAATGAACTGAAAGCAAGAAAAGGCGAACGAGTGATGAGACCTAACTTTGGAACAACATTATACGACATTTTGATGAACCCACTAGACCAATTCGTAATTGAAGAAGTTAAAGAAGAAGTGAAAAGGGTTATCGAAAAAGACCCAAGAGTACAGATTGATGAAATCTTTACACAAACTTTAGACCATTTAATACGAGTACAAGTACAATTAAAATTTTTGCCAACCCTAGACGAGGATAGATTATTTCTTGAATATGCTAGGACAGACGTAGAGATTTAAAAATGGCAGTAAACAATAGACAAAACAATTTATTTGCGGCGGAAGATTGGGAAGTAGCCTATCAGGCATACAGCCAAGTTGACTTCCAAGCATACGACTTTGATACCATGCGTTCAGCAATGGTTGATTACATCAAAACTAATTTCCCAGAGAACTTCAATGACTACATTGAGAGTTCTGAATTTATTGCTATTATAGAACTTCTTGCATACTTGGCACAAAGTATTGCATTTAGAATGGATATTAACACTAGGGAAAACTTTTTAGAAACAGCAGAAAGAAAAGATAGTGTTTACAAACTTGCTAGACAATTAGGATATAATCCAAAAAGAAATATTGGAGCAAGTGGCTTAATGAAAGTTGTAAGCATGTCAACATCTGAACCTCTAATAGACAGTTTAGGTAACGAACTATCTGCTAGAACAATTAATTGGAATGATGCAAATAACTCAGACAGTTACGAGCAATTCATTACTATTTTAAATAGTGCATTTGGAAACGTAAACAGATTTAGTAAGCCTGTTAAAACAGGAACTATAGATGATATAGTAACAGACTTATATGAAATTAATACGCCAATCACAAATTCACTAGTACATGGATTTACATCAAGCATAAATGGTGTTAGTAGAGATTTTGAAATTGTTAATGCAGACTTTACAGACAATAAACTTATTTTTGAAAAACATCCTGATAGAACAAATAACTTTGGAATGATTCACAGAAATGATGGCTTAGGATTAAGCAGTAAAAATAATGGTTTCTTCCTTATGTTTAAGCAAGGTATATTACAAACAGAAGATTTAAACTTTGAAGAGCCTGTAGAAAATAGACAAGTACCTGTTACTATTGAAAATATTAATGAAACAGATTGTTACTTACAACAGGTAAATGCTTCGGGCGATAGTTTAACTAAGTGGACTAAGGTTCCAAATACAGTTGGGCAGACATTACAATATAATACATTAGCAACTGGCACATCTAGTTTATATGCTATACAGAACAGAGGAGATAGTGGAGTAAACTTACAATTTGCAGATGGTAACTTTGCACAGGTACCAATTGGATTATTCAAGTTTATGTATAGAACTAGTGATCCTATAAGATATCAAATACAACCAGATGATGTTGGAAACGTTACTATAAACATTCCTTATATTAATAATGCAGGAACGCAACATGTACTTACTGTAACATTAAGATTACAAAATGCTGTTAATAACAGTTTGCCTGCAGAGACAATAGAAGGTATTAAAGAAAGAGCACCACAGGCATTTTATGCTCAAGACAGAATGGTGTCAGCACAAGACTACCAAGTGTTACCTTTGGCAAAAAGTACAAACATTGCAAAACTTAAAGTAACAAATAGAACACATGCTGGACATAGTAGATATATTGATATATCCGATCCAACTAGTACGTTCCAAACAACAAATACATTAGCAGAAGATGGTGCATTGTTTATTGAAGATAGTAATTTAAGTGCTAACTTCCTTATAGATAACAATAACACACCACTAGAACAAATTACAAAATTACTTCCAACATACTTAAAGAAGTTGGAACTAAACGATTTCATATACAGTGACTTTAGAGATGCATGGTTAGACAGAGAACCAAATAAATTTAATTTAGCATTGTATGGTATAGAGTGGCACACGTTGCCTAAAGTTGCAGAAGGCGTAACAGGATATTTAACAGAAACTTTCACTGCTAACGGCACAGCATCAGATGTAAACATTGCAAACCCGGCTTTGCAACTTATACAGCCTGGTCACTTAATTAAATTTGAAAACCCAGCGGATATCACAGATAACAAATGGGTTAAGATTAAAAGTATAAGAGATAACGGAAGACGTGTTAGTAACAGTACAGTTGTGCAAGGTCCAATTACACTCAGTGAAAGTGTACCAGAAGGATGGAAAGGCACAGCAGTTATCACAACATTAAGAAAAAAATTCTTTGATACAGAAATAACAGCACTTACAAATGCTATGACCTTAAAGCAAAGTTTTGCTTTAGGATATAATCCAAGCAGTAATAGTTTTTACGTTATTTCAAACAATGATGTTTCATCAGGAACAGACTTTAGCATTGGTAATGCTGAAGATAGTTCCGGTAACGGCAGAGATAAAAGTTGGTTACTAAAGTTCACTTATGTTCCTATCGATACATTAAGTAATAGATATGACGTGCTTATTAGAGGCATACGTTATGTTTTTGAAAGTTATGAAGATGTAAGATTTTATGATGTTAATACAAATAGAATCGTAGACAGTTTTACAGGAACTGCAAAATATGATACTATAGAAATTACAACACTTAATAATAAATCAAGAAGTGAAGAAACATTTGAGTGGACTGATACTGATACAACACCAGACTATGTAGGCGATGCATGGTATTCAACTAAGATTGGACAAAGTTTTACAAATATACCTTTAAAGAACAGAGATACTAGATACGACCAAGTAGAAGCAAAACTTGTTAGTAACTTTGGAATATTTACTAATGGTGATACAAGTGCAAACACATTTGTTAAAGATGCTGTATTAGAATTAGGTACTAACTTTGATACTTCAGATTTAACAAGTAATACAAACGTTACTATTGCTAATAACACAGGTGTTGTACATAGTTTACCTAGTAATATTGTTATTAATTTTAGTAACACAACATTTGGTTCAAACATTTTAGATGCTAATGGTAATATTAGTTACAAATACAATGATACATTATATCAAAACGTAGGTAATGCATCAAACATGCAAGGCGGACATATAGAAGTTACAACTGCAAATATTTCTGCACAGACAGGTACATTGAGAATTGGTAACTTTAACACTAAGCGACATTATGCTATTGATAGTTCAAGTTTAGCAAGTAAAGACAAATTAACTATTACATATATTAACGATAGAGAAAGATTAACAACACCAATTACTTATTCAGCAGTTGGAAACTTTTCCTATGGTGACGGTTATACAGATCCTAGAAAAGTACAAGTCACGCCAATTAATACTACAGGTGATGACAGCCCAGACAATCCAATCCAGTTTGCAGATTTTGTTGCAACTGGCGATGTAATTATATTCGAGGACTTTAACAGTTTCGATGGTTACACATATACAAAACCTGTTAAGGCAGGAATACTAGATTTAAGAAGAGAAGATGACGTAAACTTTAATACAGAAATGTCAAAAATTGCAGGCTCATCAACAGGTGATGCTACGGCAAATACAGGTACTGTGTATACTGTAGCAGACTATGAATACTTTTTAGTTAAAAAAGAAAGTATTATTGACAAATTTGATAACACTAACATTGGTGGCAAGTTACACAATAAAAAAGTTTACGCAGTAGATACTAAAAAAGTTTATATTATGACGTACAGTAGTACGAACTTAAACGTTGTTAAACATTATGAAAGTTCTAATCATAGAGCAAGACATGGTAAGAGTTTTACACAAAATACTAAGTCACCTACACAAGAAGGTGTAATTTTTAAATGGCAACACATTGCAGATAACAGCATGAGGATAGATCCAAGCATTAGTAACGTACATGAGATGTTTATGCTAACAGATACATACTATGATAAAGTTCAATCATATCTTAATGTGCCTGGAACAGCATGGCCCATTGAGCCTACATCTGCAGAACTAGAAAATGAATTTGCTGTACTAGAACAATTTAAAACAGCAAGTGACCAACTACTATTTAAAAGCGGAAGATTCAAATTACTATTTGGTGATGATGCTCCTAGTTCTTTACAAGCAAGATTTAAAGTTGTAAGACTACCAGGAACAAGTTTAAGTGACAATGAAATTAAAACAAATATTATTAAGGCTGTGAATGACTATTTTACAATTGATAATTGGGAATTTGGAGACACATTCTATTTTACAGAATTAAGTAGTTATATTCACCAGCAAGTAGGAAATTCAATAGGCAGTATTGTTATAGTGCCTAAAACAAACAGCGGTAAATTTGGAGATTTATTCCAAGTTAAATGTGATTCAGATGAATTATTTTTAAGTACAGCAAAAGTTACAGATGTAGATATAGTTGATAAACTAACTAGTGATAACTTAAAACCTTCATTAGTAGGCGCACAATCATTTAGTAGTTATGACAATAGTACAGAGGCAATTGGTCCTTATGCAATAGATGGATACTATCCTTTATATCCTTCGGCAGAAGCGGCAGACTTTGTAGGCGATGGTACACATCATACGCATGTATTCTTTGGTAAAACATTCTTTATGCCTAATGGTGTAACATATTATCATGGTAACTATGTTGTAGAAACTAATGTACAAGAATCGTCGTCATCTGCTAATTCAGACATAATAAATAACACAACTGGTACAAGCTCTTCAAGTTCAAGTTCAGGATCGAGCGGTTCTAGTGGTTCAGGCTATTAATAGGAAATTAAGTGGCAGATAAGAAATATACAAAACTACCAGTAGTTAACCAAACAACAACTATCAAAAACTTTTTTGATACAACTGTTGAGCAACTATTTTCAAAAGCAAATGTAGAAAATGTAAGTGCTTATATTGGTTCAAAGGACTTTGAAGTTTTTGATCCTGAAGATACATATAAGGTAGAGCATAATCCAACTAGAGACAAATACAGTCTCGAACCTGTTGTTAATAACATTAATCAGTTATCAGGACAAAGTGAAAACTCAATGTTCTATCAAGACTTTTTAAATGTCTTAAAAAGTTATGGTGTTGATACACAAAACCAAAATACATTATTCGATAGTAACTTTTATAGTTTTCTTCCACCTATTAACATTGACAAATTTATTAACTATCAAGAATACTTTTGGAGTCCAACAGGCCCTACAGCAAAAATTATAGCAGGTACAAGTACAACACCTATTAATGTAGAAAAAGATATATTAGGAAAAACAACTTATACAGCACCCGATGGCACAGTATTTAGAAATGGTATGGTAGTATCATTCAGCGGAAACTTTGTAATACCAGATACATATATGAACGATACACGTTGGATTGTAGAAGGTGTAGGGGAAAGTATATTATTAATAAACAAAGAACAAAACTTTGCAACAACATTTAGTACAGAAGATTATATCTTATATGACCGAACTATTATAGATACTGCTTCAGATACATTAATTAATACTAACGATAATGAAGATGATACAAGATTTAAATCAGGTGGATTAGTCGGTATAGAGAACTATGTAGATGTAGATAACTTCTCTTATTCAACAATGACCCAAGTGGACTCAACAACAGGTAGACCGTTGTGGGACGGTTATGTAACACCAGTTGGACAACAATTACAATATATAGTTGGCGGAATAGGAGCATACGACACAGGGCCATTTGATAGTGATAACACTCAAGAAGTTAATGACTACATTATGATGGAACGTGGTGCTACTGATAATAATGTTTGGAGTAGAATTAACTTTTGGTATCACAGACAAAACTTTTTAGATGCAGGTGACCAATTACCTAATAAGAGTAAACGTGCTGTTAGACCTATTTTAGAATTTGATAGAAATATAGAACTTCATAATTTTGGAACATCTGGTGTTGACGCAGTAGAAATTGCGGCATTCGATAACTTAAAATCAGAAGTAGTTGGCAGACCTAACGGTGGTGTTGTTGACGGTGTAACATTGGAAGTTGGAAATAGAATTATATTTCCTAACGAAGTATCAGACATTGCAAATAAAATTTATACAATTGGCAGTGATGGTTCTAGTCCATCTAATGCAACATTAACAGCAGAAAGTTATACAGCAAGTATTGGCGATGTTATTAGTATTAAGTTTGGTGCTAGAAAACAAGGTGTTGAATATTATTGGAACGGCACAAAATGGATTGAAGGACAGCAAAAGAATAAAGTTAATACACCTATACTTTTTAATGCATACGATTATAAGGGTGTGTCTTTAAATAGCGATTCAGTATATCCTAAAAGTGATTTTGCTGGAACAAAAATATTTAGTTATAAAGAAGCAGATGCAAGTAAACCAGTGGATAGTATTTTAGACTTTCCTTTGACTTACAGTAATTTTAATAACTTTAGTGAAATAGTTTTTGCCAACGACTTAGAAACAGATTTATTTTCTTATATTCCTTTTGGTGGTACAGAAAAAAGTTACATGAAAGGTTACATTTATTATAGCAAAACTTTACCTAACGGAAATGTTGTTAAGGATACAAGTTGGAAAGCACAAGAGAAAAAGACAAATCAAAAAGTAGAAGACAGATATGTTGTTAATGACCAAGATATTAAAGATGAAAGAACAATATGGGAGATAACTGCTAAACCAGAAGTAGATGAAAGCAGTATCAGAGTATATATTAATGGTGTAAGAAATAGAACATTTAGTTATAACCCAACACACATAGCAATTACTTTTGGAACATTTGAACTTAATAAAGATGATGTTATAGATGTTCAAACAAAAACTACAACTGGTTATATTAAAGATGCAAAACGTAAAGGTAGATATGACTTACCTTTAAGTTGGCACAGTAATTTAAACAATTTAGATATTGAAACAGTTGCTCAACCGCAATACTTAGAACATTTTTATAACTTGATTAGAAATCAAGAAGACATAACTGGTGAGCCACTAGCAACAAATAACTTTACAGATATAAAAGTAGATAATACTTTTGCAGATAAACTTATACAAACAGATGACGACGTACAAATGGCTAGTTGGTTGTTTAGTAATGACAAGTTTAATATTAAAGATTCATTGGAATTTAATAGCGATGAATATGTAAAGTATAAAAACAGATTAAAGAAAGAAATTAAGAATTATGTAGATGCAAACGACACTAGTAACCAAAGTTACGGTGAGACGCTGGAGTTTGTATTAGAAGCCGTAATTAGTTATAACCAAGGTAAGAATGTTTTTGATTATAGTTACATGGCGGCATTTGGCGACAAGTATGACGAACAACGAGTTATAGTAAATAACGTACTAACAAAAGCAATTACATTAAGCAAGTACTGTGACTTATCTAAAATTGAAAATAGTTTGTATGTGTACGACACAGGTTCAGACGGTATAGAAAAATTATTAGACGCAGAACAAGATTATACAGTAACAAGTACAACAACTTCTAATACTGTAAACTTCACTGACTCTTATACTTTAACATTAGGTAATACACTTAAATTTAGAATATATGACAAGGATAGAGAAAGTTGTCAAACACCTCCTACGCCAAGTGCAATGGGATTATATCCTGCATACAAACCAGAGATTATAACTGACACAAGTTTTAAAGAACCAATTAATGTTATTGTTGGACATGACGGTAGTAAAACAGTTGCCGCCAATGATATACATGACCACATACTATTAGAATTTGAGAAAAGAGTTTGGAATGGTATCACAGATACATTTAGAAAAAGAGATAGTCATTACGACTTAAACGTACATTCTGTACGCCCAGGACGTTTTAGAACAGATACAGGTTTAAGTAGAAGCGGTTATTATAACTTATTAAGAAGTAACTTTAACCAATTCATTAATAGAAATGACGTAGACTTTGTAATCAACGAATACTATGATGCATCAAACTACTTCACATGGAACTACAACTCAGGAACTCCAAAACCTGGATATTGGAGAGGTATATACGAAGCATGTTACGATACAGAAAGACCACATACTCATCCATGGGAAATGTTAGGCTTTGTTAAAAAGCCAAGTTGGTTTGATACTCAGTACATTACTACTACATATACTGACTACGGTTTAAATAATAAACCTTTATGGGAAGATTTAGAAGAAGGTATAATCAGACAAGGTGACAGAGAAAATGTTACAAACAATAGATATACAAAAAATAATCCATACAGAAGAATAGGATTAAAATTTGAGATACCAGTAGATGCTGATGCTAACTTAATAGCACCTGCAAATATTATTAGTACAACTGCAACAACTAAAACTATTAGTTGGGTAGAATCAACAACAGGTACTGCTACTGCAAATGCAACTTCATTTATAGAAACTGTAGATGGTTTAAGTGTTGCAGAATTAGACAGTGGTGCTATTTTAAATGTTACTACAAACAATATTATTAATCATACTGTAGGCACATTCCCAACAACAGATAATACAAACTTTATCGACGATAAAGAAAGCAAGTATACTATTACAACTAATACAGGCGATAGTACAGCAGGCGACTTTGCAAGTGCAACAAGCACAGGATCAACAGCAGTTGGTGTTGCAGTTAATGGAGCACAAATATTTAATGCTAGTACTGGCAACGCACACTCATTAAGCAACTCATTCACATATACTCACTTGTACAGAAACGATGTGAGCATGGATAGTGCTAGTGGTTTTGTTAAATCAGATAACTTATATGGTTACGCACAACCTAGTTCACAAACAGTTGGATTAAACAGTTGGGCAACAGACAGTCACTCACCAATTGTTGGTTGGGCATTTGACGGTTTACCAATTTACGGTCCATATGGTTATACAGATAGATTAGACAACACTAGTGCAATCAAACGATTAGAAAGCGGTTATAGTTTAAAAACTGCATTAAGAACAACAATAGGTGGAACACCTACAGGAGAATTTGTTGAGGACTATGAATATGGTTCTTCAACAGGTGACCTAGATGAATTTAATACACGTTATGGTATAACACCTGAATTCCCAGGTGGAACAAGATATTATGTAGCAACATTGGATAGCAACTTACAACCAGCATATCCATTCACAGTAGGACCTAAATACTTCTTTACACCTACAAGTCAAAGTACAAATGCTACAGGTACTGCTACACATCAAAGCGGTACAGAGAATTATAAATTAACAAGTACACTAACAACAACCTATAGTGCGGATACCACACTAGCAGGAAAGAATTGGAAATTTGGCGATGGCGCTCCTGTAGAGAACGCATGGAAAATTTCTGAAGCATATCCCTTTGCAATAGCAGAGGCCCTTTTACTTACCAAGCCCGGTAAGTTTGCCAGTGTGTTTGCAGAGCCCGGAAATATTATCCGAGGTTCTGCAGACACCAACCAATTACTTGACAAGACAACAAATAAACGTTACAAGGTCAAAAACGCAACTGTACATGGTAGTGTAGATGCGAGTGCAGTATTACAAACCAATACTGGTTATACACAATTTATAGATACTTACTTGAGATTCCAAGGACTTAATCCTGTAGCAGAATTCAGTAAACCATTTAAAACAGTTAATAGTAAACTAGGACACAAGTTCGCAGGCTTTGTTGACAGAGACACAATGACTGTGTTCAGTGACAACTATAGTACAACTGGTAATAGTTCAAGTTTAATATTACCTCAGGAAGATATACAAGTAGATGTACATGTTGGTCCTTACAGTTCAACAAATGATTATACAGGTGTGCTAATACAACTAACAGGAACACAGAAATATAAAGTGTTTGGGTATAACAGTACTAAGAAATATTTTGAAGTAGAAGTAAGTGATACAACAAAAGAGAAAACACAAATTAAAGTTGGCGGTGAGCCACTTAATCCTAGTGCATACGATAGAACATCTCAGTATAACGAAGGTGAAATTGTTAAAAGTGGTTACAATTACTTTAGAGCAAAAGCACCGGCTCCGGCAGGAAGTGTTGTAACTAATACAGAAATTTGGCAAAGACTTCAAACATTGCCTACAGTAGGTGGTGCAGAAGCAACATTATACCTACGTGGTACTGGAGAAATAGCAAGAGTAGAATACGGAACAGAATATGATACAGTATCAGAAGTATTTGACTTCTTAGTAAGTTTAGGTAGATTACAAGAATCACAAGGCTACGACTTTGGTGATTACAATGATGAGATTGCAGATGTAAACGACTGGATATATTCAGGAAGACAGTTCCTATTTTGGAGTTTAGGTAAGTGGAGTTCAGGCAACACATTAAATTTAAGTCCAATGGCATCCAAAATAAAATTCATTGCTCCTATAGGAAAAGTTAGTGAAATAAAAGATATAGACCAAGGACAATTTAGTTTATTAGATTCCGAAGGCAAAAAAATTAGTCCTATAGAATGTGAAATAATTAGAGATGGACAACTAATTACTATTAGTCCTCCAGAAGGAAAAGAATTATACGGCTCATTGTTATACACAAATGAGATAGAACATAGTTTGTTAATTTCAAACAAAACTATTTTTGGTGACACAATATTTGATGATGTATTAAACCAAAGACAAGCAAGATTAAAAATTAAAGCAAAACGTACTAAAGCATGGGATGGAACTTTATCTGCAGACGGATATATTATACAAGGTTCAGAATTATTGCCTAACTTTGATACGTTAGCAAGTGACATGGGCAAATACAATGAGATTGGACATGTACCAGTACAAAAGCAATTATACGAAGCAAGTAGAAGACAATACGGATATCAAGAAAGAAAATATCTAAGAGAATTTGAACTTACACAAGATGACCAATATGATTTCTATATGGGAATGATTAGAAGTAAAGGTACACAAAATGCATTAAAGATTTTGTTAAACAGTGATAAAGTTCTAGTACCAGGTAGTGTTAATGTTTATGACGAATGGGCACTTAAATTTGGCGAATTCGGTGACGTAGAAAATAAACAAAGTTTAGATGTCAAAATTAACGAAGCAGAAATTACCGACGAACTACAACTTATACAAATAGCATATCCAGAGGATACTGTTAGTAAAGTTAAAGAAGTTGAAGTATTAGATAGAACAACTAAGTTCTTCCAAAAACCATTCTTGGAAATTGAACCACCACCAGCAGAGATACCAGGTAGTTTTTCATACGGTGGAGGTACTACTGCCCAAGCAACAGTTAATATTGGACAAGACGGTAAAATTACTACTGTAGATGTTACAGAGCCAGGATATGGTTATACTATTAATCCAGCAGTAACAGTTATTGCGGCACAGTTGCTCACAGCAAACATTAGCACGTCATATCAGCAACCTTTTGCAACAAGTAATACTTACATTACCAACACAGGTGATTTAACTAGTGTTGCTAATATTACAATTACTGACCACCATGCTAATGCAACACATCAAACAACTACTATTGATTTAACAACAGTAGCAAGTGGTAGTGCCACAAATGCACAGATGGTTGCTAATGTTGTTAGTGCTATTAATACTACAATGGCTAATGTGCCATTAGATCCAACTATTACAGCAGACATTGGTGTAACAAGTGGCAACAGTTTAATAAAAGCAACTTCACAACGTATAGCAAATGCTACATCAGAAAACTTTGTTATTACACTTAGAGGTGCGGACTTTACACTTGCAGGTAGTGGATTAGCAAACTTAGATATAGAAGCAAAAAGATATCAGCCAAGACAAAGATTTAGTTTTGAAAGTGCAAACAGCACAACATACTCAGATGTAACTGCTACTGTAGATTCAGTTGCTACAACAGGTAATGTTGTAGGAGCCGCAGGTTCTCATAATTGGGAATTTGATCCAGGTAGTAGAACTAAGATTACAAACTCTAGTTTAGTTGAAAGTGGAAATACCAGTTTTACTTTTGCTCCATTAAGTAGAAGTGACGAATTATCAAATGCAGGTAATGTTGCTACAGATAACTTAACAATTATTAATGGAACATATCCACATTTAGATGTTTATATAGATGGTGTTAAATTAGAAGAAAGAGTCACTGATCCGTTATACACAGTTTCTAGTATTGCTAGTGATACAACTAATTCATACATTAACTTTGCAAACGTACAAGCATTACCAGGCGGTAATATATCCGCTGGTTCAACTATTATAGTAGATGAAAGAGCAAGTATAGACTTTGTAGATGCATACCAAAAAGATTTGCCTGGTAGCACATTAAATATTAAAGTTGAGGCAAGTGATGCCTTAGCCGCAAAACTACAACAATTAAGAACATATGATATTACTCCAGATAGTAAGTCAGACTCAACATTACTAATTGATGTTGACGATCCAACACGTTTAGTTGTTAGACCTAGGGACATGTCAGAGAAAGGCTTATGGCCCACTACAACAAAAGCAAACCATACTGGTATAACAGATTTAGACTACCAACCTTTACCTAACGCAGGTTATGTAAGTAAATATAATGTAGACTATCAAGCATTTGATATATTAAATTTTGAAACATTATTTGATAGAACATCAAGACTTGCAAGTGAAATTCCAGCACAAGATGACATAGTACATATGGCTAGAAGTGAACATGGCGAGTTTGATGTTTATAAACTTGCTCCAGTTAATGCTAATGTATCTTATATTCAAAACAACGAAGGTACAGGTTCATTAAAATACTTTACAGATTATCAACTTAGTACAAACATTTCAGATGGCAATGATTTAAGTAATGTAGATGCCGCTTATGACCAAACAGAATTTTACGATTATGTATTAGTACTTAAAGGTGACGGCACAATATCATCTAGAGATGCTAACTTAAGATATGCAAATGGCGAAAAAGTTTACGATACAACAATTCCAGATACAAGCAAAGAAGTTGTAATATGGGAAAATGAAAATAGATTATATGACGAAACAATTACAATTGGTAACATATCATACAACCATCCACAACTAGTTGGTGTATCTAAAATACAACCAGTTCTAAGTGGTAACATCACTAACATAACTTATGATAGTTATGCTAATGTTAGTATTCCAGCAACAGCACGATTGGCTTCAACATCAGTACCAATGGATGTTAATAGAAATGTAGAAGCAGATACAAGACCATATAGTTTTAAAGGCACACCTGCATTTAAAATTAGAAATGGAGACATAGATGGTGTTAGAGTAGATGACTTTTTATATTTTATGGATGCAGGATCAGGTAACTTAAATGCAAATGTATTCCAAGTTGCAAGTGTTAATCCACAATTTAAAGAAGTTACACTATATGCTAACTCAACAGTATTAAACGGTATAGCATCAACTATTCCTAAAGCAGACTTATCCTTTGCAAACTTTGATAATGATTCACATGACGGTAATGCTAATGCAAGTTATTCTGTGCAAGTATATTCTGAGAATCATGGATATAAGAATGGTGATAAACTAGTGTTATCAGGTGACAACTTTGGTTATGCCGCAGGACACACTTATACCACAGCAAATGTTACACCCAATACATATTTTGTAAGTGGAACACATTCTGCTAATACTACATTAAATAGATTAGACGACACAACTACATCAAGCCTAGTTTCAGACGTAGTAACTATCAGTTACGAGAATGGCGATAGAGTTGCAGGTGCTAATGTAATTCCAAATGCTTATGTTAAAATAACAGATGCAGATAGTGGAAACATGAATGGTAATGTTTATCAAATATCTAATTTAAGAACAGAAACAATAGCAACACCTGATAATGATAATGTTACATATACTAAAACAGTGGTACATGCAGATACAGTTGCTTCATCAGTAACAAACAAATATACAATAAAACTTGCTTCTGGAAAAACTGTGAGATTAAATGCAGGATTAGGTCTTAGAGCAACAGGAGTAGATCCAGAATTAGTTAAAGTTAGAAATGTATCATACGAAAGAAATAAAACTATTAAAGTGTTGACCCAAGCAGTTACTTCGTCTACAACAGTTAATTTACATACATCTACAGAAGGTTTAGAAGTAGGTATGATAGTAACTAGTGCTGATGATGTAGCATTAGAAGGAAGAACTATTGCAAGTATTATTGACCAAGATTCTATAACAGTTGATAGTGCAATAACAATACCTGACGGAACGTCAATAAGATTTACAAAATTTGCAGAAAGCACAAACGTTACTGAAGTAAGTTTAACAGGTGCTGTTACATTAACCGCAGGTACAGAAATTGAGTTTGTACAAGAAGAAACAAATTATAACTTAACACCACGTTCACTAAAAAGTGTTACTTCGTTTGATATACCTAAAGGCGATATTACTGCAAATAGTAATGCTCTTAGTTTTGTTGTACAGGACGCAACAAGCATAACAACAGACGCAACAAGTATAGCAAGTTTATCACAGCAACAAATTATTAAATTACATAATACTGGAAAGTATGATGGACTTCATGTACTAAGAGATTATAATACATCAAATAAAACTATGAAGATACCTGGAACATATAC